CCTAAAAAATGCCCCGCGGGACTTTTTGAGGCAATGTTCTTACCTCGCGGGGGTTCAAACCGCCTTGAAAGGGGGTCCAAAGTCTAGTGAGCCGTCGCAAAAGTGATCCGCTCGAATCGAAATCTAAGCGTGCACCTGCGACATCTCCTGAGGATCGAGAACATCAACTCGTTTCTCTGGCTTACGACCTTGCTGAAAGGCAAATGAGAGAAGGCACTGCCTCGTCTCAGGTGATTACGCAGTTCCTGAAACTTGGTTCGTCTCGTGAGAAGGTCGAACAAGAGAAACTTCGTCATGAGAACGCGCTTCTCGCGACGAAGAAAGAAATTATGGAATCTCAGAAGGCAGTGGAAGAGCTCTACACAGAAGCATTGAACGCAATGCGAGCTTATTCCGGCCAAGCGCCCCTATCCCAGGAGCCAGCTTATGAGGACTTCGAGGATTCGGACGTATTCTGAGTTAGCACAGCTCGTAACGTTCGAAGAGCGTTTTCAGTATCTCTCTCTTCAAGGAGAGGTCGGCTGTGCAACCTTCGGCGGAAACCGATGGATCAATCAAGAGTTCTATACGTCCCGAGAATGGCGTCGTCTTCGCCATGATGCCATAGCTAGGGATGAAGGTTGTGATCTCGGAGTTGAAGGATACGAGATTCACGATCGTGTAATTGTGCATCACATGAATCCGATCAACGAAGAGGACATTCTCTATGGGACGCCTCGCGCGCTTGATCTGGACAACCTGATTTGCACTACTCACAAAACGCATAATGCAATACACTTCGGGGACGAAGCACTTCTGCCCAAGTTATATACTCCCCGACGTCCTAACGACACAAACCTCTGGTAAGGAGAAACCATGCCCACTCCCAGGGACAAGAACACCGACAAGTCGTCTTCCGCTGAGCCTGTCGAGGCTCCGAACACCATGCCGCCGGCGGAAAAGTCCACGGAGGTCGAGCCGCAGGTTCCGCAGCAGGGCGCTCAGCCTGCTGAGACCAAGAGCGATCTGCTGTCCGTCGAGGAGGTCACTCGCGAGGTTCTCGGTGGCCGCTGGGGTTCCACTGCCGCGGAGGCTATGGACAAGCTCGAGAAGAAGGGCTATGACGTCGACGCCGTCTGGGCCGAGTACCAGCGCCGCAAGGCCGGCGGAGCTCCCACCGCATTCTGACAGGAGACAGCATGCAGCGCAGCGATGCGGTTTTGCTGGGTCGTGATTATAGCGCTCGGGAATTCACCCCCGAAGAGCTGAAATTGTACCAACAGCAGAATCCCAACGATCCGCCGATCCAGGCTTTGGGTCGATACATCGGCTACCCGAGCAATGCCAAGTGCATTTCGCATTACCCGGGCGCCTACAAGGCACACTGGGAGAGCGGCCGTCCCGTCTTCCTGTTCCACCAGATCGGTTACACCGATATGGGTGGCGGTTATGACGCCGGACGTGGGCATGCCCAGGTTGCAGTCAACGATGCTCGATCCAGCGCAGTTGGTTGGAACGGCGAATCCCCAATCGTTGCCTGCTTTGACAGGTACTACATCAAGAAGGACTATCCGACGCTGACTCGCGAGCAGTTGCGCTCTTACATGGAGGGCTATCGCAGCGTCGTCGGCTTCGAACTCAGTGGTTTCTACGGGTTCTACGACTCGATGAGGCATTGTGTCGAGGAAGCCTGGGCGAACTTCAAGGTTCAGTGCGGCGCCCGCGAACATCACGTCCCGGGCATCGACGCCTGGCAGGAGAACAACTTCCAACCCAAGATCTTCGGGACTGGAACAGACATCCTCGAGATCTATCGCGATCCATTCGGAGTAGACATGCTGGACAGGAATCGGGATTACCCCGAGTTGCTCGCTATGCTGCAGAGAGCTTTCTTCTTCGATCTGCGACCCAAGGGTAGTGGTGAGCCGGGTCAGACTTTCGAGGCCGGCCCGAGCATCTTCGAGATGTTCAACATCCTTCTCTCCAAGCAGGTTGCCGACGTGGACGAAGCCGCCTTGGCTGACGAACTGGCCAAGCGTGGTGTGGGCGGCGTGGACGTCGCCAAGGTCAAGGAAGCGTTGACCGAGGTGCTCAGCGGAACCAAGCTCACTCCGCCACAGGGTTAGTTCTCTTCCGTCAAAATGGCAGTGACCAAGGAGGTTTGAGATGCCCCTGGGTTCGGCACCCACAACCACGATCGACATCGATTACACCCGAGCCCAAGGCAAAGCCTCCACGGGCCGAATTCTGTTCCAGCCCCCCCGGCAGAAGCTCGGCTCGACCATGCTGTCCAACGCCGCCGTTCCTGTCGATCTGATCGGCGGCGTTGCGACAGTCAATCTGGCTCGTCTACCGGCTGGGACCTACAAAGCAATTGAGCAAATCGATGGATTGCAGCAGCGAACCATTGAGTTTGCTCTTCCGTTGACTTCGCCGGAGATAGTTCAGTACGAAGATATTGTTCCGGTCTCTCCTGTTCCTGCCCGTTTCACCTACGTTGCTAAGATCAACGGTGTTTCTCCCGATCCCATCACCGGAAACATCGCGTTGACTGCGATTGAAGGCCCGAAGGGCGACAAGGGTGATCCTGGAGATCCGGGTCCGAAGGGCGACAAGGGTGATCCTGGAAACCCTGGAACTCAAGGTCTGAAAGGCGATAAGGGTGATCAGGGAGACGTCGGTCCGAAGGGCGACAAGGGTGATCCAGGAAACCCAGGGGTCGGTCTTGCCGATCGCATCCTGCGAATCGCTGATCATTCAAAGACCGCCGGCAGTGTCAACACGTACGACATGGCCAACACCGACAATGCGTGGGATTTCTTTGTCAATGGTCCGCCGGAGTATTCAATTCCTGCGGCTGTTGGTGATGATATTGAAGTTTCTTACAACTATCTCATCGCCGGTGCGACCACGTCATTCGTGGACCTTGCTGTCGTGACAGGATCGACTCCGACGAAACAGCGCTACTTGGCAAGCGGCACTTCGGTGCCGGCATTCCAAGGAAACGCCGCGGACTATCCCTCTGACGCCAGCTTCCAAGGTCGATCTGGCGTTCTCGGTTTCACAGTTCAAGCCGGCGACCTTGATGCGGGGAACGTTCGTTTGCGATGGGTCATCAAGACCTCGAATACGAATGGGAAGATGTATGCCAACGATAATTATCCGTTGATTGTTGGCATACGAGTCACGCGACTCTCGGGCAACTAGTCGCCGAGGAGGTGACCATGACAGACAGCATTCTGGATTCCACGAAGAAAACGTTGAATGTTCCAGCGGACTACGACAACTTCGATCCAGACATCATCATGCACATCAACTCCGTTTTTAGCACGTTGAACCAACTGGGTGTGGGTCCCCAGGAAGGTTTCATGATTACGGATGACACGGCTGTCTGGAACACGTTTCTGGGCGGCGATCCTCGCTTGAACAATGTGAAGACGTACATATATCTTCGCGTCAGATTGCTGTTCGATCCTCCCGGAACTTCGTTCGTCCTCGAGGCCATCAAGGAACAGATCAAGGAACTGGAATGGCGCATCAACGCGCAAAGAGAGGATGAACTGTGGATAGCACCGCCTCCGTAGACCAGGTGCTGGCTCACTTTGGCATCAAGGGTATGAAGTGGGGCGTCAGAAAAAACTCTGACGGAGCTGCAGCTACCAGCGGCGGCAAGAAGATTGCCAAGGAAGACCTGAAGTTCGAGAAGCAAGCGTTCAATCCGCACACGGCTGCGGCATTGTGGGGTCATAGTGTTGTGACCCTCAAGAAGTCCGGCGATCTGAAAGCAATCAACAACAAGCCGGAGTATGCCGCAGCAAAGTGGCGTTTGAAGTTGGGCGTTGCGAAGCGTGCACTTCAAAACAAATACGACGACGAAGTCGCAGGCAAGCTTCTTGAGCATTTGAAGACGAATGCCAACCAGATTGTCAATCGATCGGCGACTCGTCAGTTCGACATCGAAGTTGCGCACAAGAAAGCTAAGGTGATTCGCGCTTCGACGGCTTCTTGGGCTATCACGACGCGCGATATCCAGCATGCTGACATTCCGGATTTGAAGATTCGTATCGTTCGCGATACCTTTGGTCGGATCATCGACATGATTCCTGAATTGTCGTCGCTGGAACAGTCCGAAAAAGTCGAAGCTGCTCTGATGCATTTCGGCATCAAGGGTATGAAGTGGGGGAAGCACAAAGCTCCTCGTCCAGTTTCGGCGGAAGCTCGTCAGAAGCAAGACGTCAAGACACAAGTCAAGAAAACCAAGCTTGCTTCCGTTTCCAATGCCGATCTTCAGGCTGCGATCCGACGAATGCAGTTGGAGCAGGATTTCAAGCGCCTGTCTGTCAATGAGAAGTCCGGCGTAGGTCGTTGGATTTCCTCTACGATGCTGGAAATCGGAAAACGTGAAGTACAGGCTGCAGCTGGCCGAAAGGTCGCTGGTCTGCTCGCCAAGAAAGTTGTGACGGCTGGTGTAGCATAAAGAAAGGAGGTGTTTGATGGCGCTGTCGAATACTGCGATACCTCGCTATTACGGCGAATTTCGCGAGGCGGTCCTCCGCGGGGAAATTCCCGTGAATCGTGAGATCTCCATGGAGATGAACCGGATCGATGCGCTCATCGAACATCCGAATTTCTATTACGATGACACGAAATTGGAAGGGTTTATTCTCTTCTGTGAAAAAGAACTCACTCTGACAGATGGTACTGACCTGAATCTGCTACCCTCATTCAAATTGTGGGCAGAGCAAATTTTGTGTTGGTATTATTTTGTCGATCGTTCCGTATGGAATTTGGAAACAAAGAAGTTCGAACTTCAGAAGGTAAAGCTTCGTCTAGTGACGAAGCAATTTCTGATTGTTGCACGCGGTGCTGCAAAATCCATGTATGCCGCATGCCTTCAGGCATATTTTCTGAATGTTGATACTGCAACGACGCACCAGATCACCACAGCGCCAACGATGAAGCAAGCAGAAGAGGTGATGAGTCCATTTCGGACTGCTATCACCCGCGCGCGTGGTCCCTTGTTCAAGTTCCTTACACAGGGTTCTATGCAGAATACCACCGGCAGTCGATTCTTGCGGCAAAAGTTGGCAGGAACAAAGAAGGGCATCGAGAATTTCCTTACGGGAAGCCTACTCGAAGTTCGTCCGATGTCTATCAACAAGCTGCAAGGTCTCCGTCCGAAAGTTTCGACGGTTGACGAGTGGTTGTCTGGGGATATTCGCGAAGATGTCGTGGGCGCTATCGAACAAGGTGCTTCCAAAGAAGATGACTGGCTTATCGTTGCGATCAGTTCTGAGGGTACTGTTCGCAACGGTGCTGGCGATACGATCAAGATGGAATTGGCAACAATTCTCAAGGGCGAGTACTATGCTCCGCATTATTCCATCTGGCATTATAAGTTGGATGAGCTTGAAGAAGTCGCGGATCCACATATGTGGGTTAAGGCTCAGCCAAACATCGGTTTGACAGTTTCATACGAGACATATCAACTTGATGTGGAGCGTGCAGAGAAAGCTCCCGCGGCGCGAAACGATATCTTGGCGAAGCGATTCGGGATTCCGATGGAGGGGTACACTTACTTCTTCACTTACGAAGAGACTCTGCCGCATCCCACTAGAAATTTCTGGGAAATGCCGTGTTCTTTGGGCGCAGACCTTTCGCAAGGCGATGACTTCTGTGCGTTTACCTTCCTGTTCCCTCTTCCTCGGGAAAAGTATGGCATCAAAACGCGCAGCTATATCTCCTCGTTGACTTTGAATCGACTTCCAGGTGCATTGCGCCACAAGTATGAGGAATTCCGTCAAGAAGGCAGTTTGCATATTCTCGACGGAACTGTTCTCGATATGATGGAGGTCTACGACGATCTCGATCGCCATATCGAAGAGAATCGTTACGATGTTCGATCCTTCGGATACGACCCGTACAATGCTAAAGAGTTCGTCGCTCGGTGGGAAACCGAAAACGGACCCTATGCCATTGAGAAGGTCATCCAGGGTGCGCGAACCGAATCGGTTCCCCTTGGAGAATTGAAGAAAATGAGCGAAGAGCGGTTGCTTATCTTCGACGAAGAACTGATGTCGTTCACAATGGGTAACTGCATTACTCTTGAGGACACAAACGGCAACCGCAAATTGCTGAAGAAGCGTTCCGAAGAAAAGATCGACAACGTTGCGGCTCTCATGGACGCATACGTGGCTTACAAACTGCACAAGGAGGCGTTCGAGTGATGAGAGGAGGTAGCAATACGTGGGCTTCAGAAACTGGCTGAGCCATGCCTGGAACGTGTTCAAAACGTTGGATCGAGGCGACCCGTTTGAGTCTGTAGCGAACTACGGGTCACGACCCGACCGTGTTCGTCTTCGCTTCTCCAACGAAAAGTCGATCGTTTCCTCGATTTACACCCGAATGGCGATCGACGTTGCCGATATCGTCTTCAAGCATGTTCGTCTAGACGAACTCGGACGCTTCGAATCTGAAATCGACAGCGGTCTGAATCAGTGCCTGAATGTTTCGGCAAATGTCGACCAAGCGCCCCGAGCATTTCGTCAGGATTTGGCGATGACACTGTTCGACCAGGGCGTTGCGGTTGTCGTTCCAGTGGACACGACTCTCGATCCGAACATCTCTGGAAGTTTTGATATCCAGACGCTCCGCATCGGGGAAGTCGTTCGGTGGTCTCCTCAGCGTGTTCGTGTTTCTCTGTACAACGAAGAGACTGGAAAGCGCGAGGAAGTCACTGTCGACAAAAAGTTTGTGGCTATCGTGGAGAATCCTCTTCACGCGGTCATGAATGAAACCAACTCGACTTTGCAGCGTTTGATTCGAAAATTGAATCTTCTGGACGTTGTTGATGAGCAGTCGAGCTCCGGAAAGCTGGATATGATCATTCAGCTTCCGTATATCGTCAAGTCGGAAGCAAAGCGCAAAGCAGCTGACGACCGTCGGAAAGATATCGAGTTTCAGCTTCGAGGCAGTCAATACGGCATCGCCTATATCGACGGCACTGAGAAGATCACTCAGTTGAACAGGCCGGCAGAAAATCAACTGCTGAAGCAGGTGGAATATCTCACCGATCTGCTTTATAGCCAGTTAGGTTTGACCAAGAAGGTGATGGACGGCACTGCCGACGAAGCAGAGATGCTGAACTACCATCAGCGCACTATCAAACCGATCGTGACGTCCACTGTGGAAGCGATGCGTCGCTCATTTCTGACCAAAACGGCCAGGAGTCAGCGACAAAGTATCTTGTTCTTCAAGGATCTCTTTGCTCTGGTTCCGATGAACGATATAGCCGAAATGGCTGACAAATTGACTCGAAACGAAATCGCTACGGCGAACGAAATTCGAGGAATTATCGGCTTGCCTCCGGCCAAGGACAAGAACGCCGATAAACTCGTCAACAGCAATATGCCCGCCAACAAACGCGGGGATCCCAACACCAAGGCTCCTGATCTCTCCGAGTCCGGGCCTCCGTCCCAAGCGGTCAACGCTAAATCGTGAAAGGAGACGCCGTGGAGAACCACGATTTCAGTGGTTACGCAACCGTGGCGAATCGGAAGTGCTCGGACGGACTGACGATCATGCCTCAGGCCTTCGCGCACATGGACAAGCAGAAAGTTCCGCTTGTCTTCCAGCATATCCACACGGATCAGAAGCAAATCGTTGGCCATGTTGTCCTTGAGCACCGCGACAACGGTGACAAAAAGGGCGTGTACGCCTACGGTTACCTGAACGACACCACTGCCGGCGAGAACATGAAGAAGCTCGTTCGGCACAATGATCTGGACTCGTTGTCGATCTTCGCCAACAACGTCACGGTCAAGGAAAAGAACAAGGTTGTTCACGGAAACATTCGTGAGGTCAGCATTGTTCTGTCGGGAGCCAATCCCGAAGCCAAGATCGACTTTGTTCGAGTCAAGCACAGTGACGAGCCGGGTGATTACACCGAACTCGACGACGAAGCGATCATGTACTTTGGCGAAAAGATCGAACACGCTGGCCTCGATGAGGATGTCATCGAGCACAAGACCAACCAGGACGTCTGGGACACTCTCGACGAAGACCAGAAGAGCTTGTTCGTCACGCTGCTGGAGCAGGCAGCCGGCGATAAGATCGCTCAGTCCGATCAGGGCGACGACGCCATCGACACGGACGGTATGTCCGACAAGACCGAACAGGACCCGTCCAAGTCGGATGACGAGGACCTCGCACACCAGGAAGGTAACATGACGGGCAAGCGCAACGTCTTCGAAGACAACGGGGCCGAGATCAAGCACGGCGAGGGTGCCGGTGGGTATAACGGTAGCGGTCTGTCTGAGGAGCAGATTGGCACTCTGCTGCAGTCCGCGCAGGAAATCGGTCTTCACAAGGCCATTGTCCAGCACGCGGACGACTACGGCATCACTAACATCGAGGTGTTGTTTCCCGACGCCAAGATGATCGATGCGCGCCCCGAGTGGATCACCCGCCGGCTCGAATGGGTCGAAGGCGTCCTCAACAGCACGCAGAAGCTTCCGTTCTCCCGCATCAAGTCCCGTTCGGCTGACCTGACGTACGACACGGCTCGTGCCAAGGGTTATATCAAGGGGACGATGAAGAAGGACCAGTTCTTCACGATCTCACAGCGCGAGACGACGCCCAAGACGATCTACAAGCGTCAGAAGCTGGATCGCGATGACATCATCGACATCACCGACTTCGATATCGTCGCGTGGCTGTGGGTCGAGATGCGCTTCATGCTGCGCGAGGAGGTCGCGCGCGCGATCCTCGTCGGCGACGGTCGCGAGG